TGAAATCAGGACTAGAATTGTTGACTGCGGCGTACTATCAGCATTTCCAGACATCAAAGGAATATTGGTCGATTTGGCCGACATACCACAACAACATGTGAATAAATTTGAAAATAATAACTTAATTGGTTATAGGATTGAATATCTGAATACTAATACAAATACATCTGATGTTAAGATAAGAAACTTCTTTAAAGTTGTAACATCAAACAATAGAGCTGAGCCAGTCAATCAAAATCTAACCAACAGTAGTCAAAAAGCAATACGGTATAATTTTAACGACAATTCAACTTTGGTATTTTGTACGGTATCACCAAGCTCAACAACGAGCGTAAAACCCAATGTATTGCCGTTCATAGGTCAACCGAATCAAGAAATCATCATAACCAACACTTATTTCAATCCTTTGATGATTGAAATCGAAATGGTTGAGCATGATATTGAGACATTGGCTTATGGGTTATTTGGAAATCAGAGCAAAAGTCTTGAAGATGGTATCTACACCATATACAATTTCAATAATGATATCTATAAACAGTACAACTTGTATGAGATTAAAGATCAGTTCACAGGACAACCTCTGTTTGAAATTCGGGAAGAACGTAATAACATTGATTTCAGTAAAACGTTTGATAATATAACTAATATCTAATGGCAAATGGTAGAATCAAGGTTGCGGGCTATGCACAGAAAATATTTTATGAAAACGGTATAGAATACCGTAATTTTTCACCAGATTTGGTCGGAAATCAATTCGCATCCAATGGCGGCTCACCATTGTTCACAATCGGCAATTTCGTTGTTACTACTAATATCGATCCGTCTAGTAGTTTTAATTATAATTTAGGACCATACAGTCAGTTCTTCACCTTAAATGACTTGAGCGTCAACGAATCGAATGTCTCTAGTCTATTGAATGAGAACGCTAACGCTATTTTAAGGTTAGACCCATCCAGTCTACTGACTCATGCGTATTTCGGCTCATCGACAGAGTTTATGAGAGTTTCTTTGGAAAATATCATAATAAATTGGCCTGCGTCAATATATATGAACCCAATTGTCACCCTTACCGATGGTTCTGAATTGGTATCATATACTGTGACCAATTATCAGTATAACCCAATTTCGAATAGGGCCACGTTCAACGTACCTAATTTATCAATAAACAACCAATATGGTATAAATTATCTATTGAATGGTAACATATTGGGAACTTTTAACGAAAGTAATGGTTTACGTAATCTAACTGTTAATTATAGCGAGTATGTCGTGGGCTTTAATGATACTGAGTACGCACTAATTGGTTTCGTACCACTATCGCAACCTAATTCTGGTTCTTTGACCGTTATAGTAGAAGGTAATCCATTTAGTAATACGGGTAATACTACTGACCAATATGTAGTGTATCATATAAAGCCTAATAAAACTCAAAGAGATTTATTCTTTAACGGTCTTAATGATTTTGAGGGTAATTTATTAAATACGTTAAAAATACCGCAATATACAGTAACCTTAAGGTATCCTGTAGAGAGTGAAGATGGTACGCAACTATTTCAGACTACGACACTAACTTGGCCAACTACGGACGGGTATAACTTAGATTACGACACTTTAGATTATGATACATATGTTGGTCAACTGATTGATATTGCTGAAAATTCTGATATAACTAGGTCTGACTTGATTGTTAGATTCTTAGTCAGTGACTCTATTAGTGATTTCGACTCAGTTGCAATAAATTATTTAAGTGATGATGAGCCGACTGATGATAAGATGAAAAAGACCTTGCGAATATACGGAAGGGCTTATGATGATATCAAACGATATATTGACGGCATCGCATTTGCTAATACCGTCACATATGATAAGGTAAATAATACACCAGACATCGTACTTAAGAACATCGCTAGAACAATAGGGTGGGATTTGGTTAGTAGCATATTGGAGAACAATCTGTTACAGAATTATGTGTCAACATCTAGAAGCACCTACTCTGGTTTTACTAGAGGGTATACACCAATTGAGTCTGAGTACGAAATGTGGCGGAGAATAATAATGAATTCACCTTGGATATGGAAATCAAAGGGTCATAGAAAAGTTTTAGAGTTCTTGACAAAATTTATAGGCGCACCATCAGGTTTAATGGTATTTAATGAACACGTATATGTCGCTGAAAAACCTTTGGACGCTAATTTGGTACAAGATGCCATAGTATTAAACGGTTTAGATAGTGATTTATCTTTATATAATATAGATTCAGAAGGCTTTCCTAAGACGCTTGCCGATACACCTGAAATGTATTTTCAAAAGAACGGTGGTTGGTACCAAGAAACTGGTGGCCCTAATGCTAGTATATATAAATTATATGGTAATAATCCTCATATCGGACCTTATGATGGTGGGAAGTCTTATATCGACCAATTCAGAGGGCTTATACCTAATTTCACACCCGTTACCGTAACAAATGAAACAATGTTGACGGGAACGAAAACTTTGTTTACAAACTATAACCAAGGTACGTTGAATAACTATACTGGGGCTACATTCGTTGATTTAAGTAGTGAAGGTTTTGACATATCAGACTGTATCGTACTGGAAACAAATTTGATTCCAGACCCAAAACCGATAGATGAATTCACCGCATGTGGCTGTGATATAGCAACGAACGACAGTAGTCTTAAAATAGATGTGATATATTCTGCGGCCACAATTGTCTGTGATACACCAGTGCAAACAGGGTCTAATATTACCATATCAGACGATGATTATTATGTGTATGAATTTGTATTGACAGATGTAGAAGGAGCTACCGTTACGACTTATGATACACCGTATGTGCATCCAGTGTGTTGTAAGACTCAGGATTACGGAAATGGTGTACCGTTAGATTATTACGAAGTCAGTTCTTTACCGATTAATGAGTATTTATTGCTACCTGAAGTAATACGTAACGCCAGAACTGTAATATCAACATATGGTGGAAATATATACTGGCTCTCTAACAGAGGTAAAATATGTTGTACGCCAGATATAAGTAATCTAGAAGACCCGAACGAAAATTGTAATAATTTTGCAACATGTAACTGGAGATTAGCGGGAACGTTCCCAAGTCCCACGTTTGAACAGGCTACCATAGAACTAGGTGGGGTTAGATATTTGAAATTTGTAGACCCGTCTGGCGCCTTTAGGGTTGTTAGCCCAACAGGTAACAACTGTGAGTATTCTCTAGCTGAGAGCGGTGTGTTTGACCCATTCACAGGTCAATTAGGTTTTGGTTGCAAAGTGACAACATCAACTTGGGCTGTAGATAATTTCGCTAGGAGTCAAACATACTTAAATCGATTCTTAGGTTTGCTAGAGTGTGGTAGTTCATATGAACTACCATCTGAAAACACTAATCTAGGTGGATGATAAATAAATTAGTTCATATTTACAATAAATAATCTTAATGTCAGTCCAAAATTGTATAAAAACGATAGAAACCGCTATCGAAGGCGAATTATCAGAAGCAAACCTGTTACTCGACAGATTGGAATCTGGTGACATCGAAGTATATATAGTGGACGTAGACCCAAATTACCCTAACGGTATAGAACTCACTTTAACCGAATACTGTTGTAACTTATTGAACGATGTTGAATTCCCATCAATTACAGGTTTTACTTATAGTTGGGATGACGATTACGGTAAATGTAAATGGTTGAAAAGTGTTGACTGTAATAATCTACCCACGTTTAATGTTACATTGAACCCACAGCTTGAAAATGGCGATGGAGCTGGCGCCAAATTCACAGTAGATTCTGGTGAAAATTGTGTCCTTGAGGTTAAGTTCGACTACATGTTCCATTTTAATTGTGAAGATGTATTAGCCGTATCAGCTACCACAGATAGCTTAGGTAACTATGGTAACGCTCAGTTAGACTCATTATACGAACAACTTGCAAATCAGACCACTATATTAAATAATGCTCAGTCCGATATAGACGGCTTAGACATTGAGTTCAGCTATGTTATACCATATGACCCAACTTACATATGTATAACTGAAGCTGGAGTACCCCTACTTAGAGAACTAATAGAGAATCAGTACCCGAATAGTATAAATGCGTGGCAAGATTATTTGAACGGATTTATAACTCCAGATGATTTGGTAGAGGATGACATCGGGCTAAACTTTCTTACCGAATCCAATCAACCAGAAGTGCAAGGTTTGTATTATACGTTTTGTAATAACGGTGGTGAACTCATTGTTAATAATTTAACTTACTTATCAACCATCCAAAATAACAACCAAATAATAGAAGATACTCAAAATCAAATAAGTGTAACACAATCGCAGATTGATTTTATATTGGCAAATAACCCAGATTTGTGTTTGACAGAAACAGATGTATTTGAAAGATTGAATATCGGCATGTCGATTGACATCCAGAATCCTCAGTCAGAATCTTTGGTTGACACCATATATTCACAACAGATATTTAATGTTGGTCAAGATAATCTATTACAACATTTTATTAATAACACAGGGTTTACTGGGTTTTACTTAGGTGGTTACAAAGGTGTGGATTGTACTAGTACAGCGTGTGACGCGTTAGCCAAAGTAATGGTAGAACAACTTATAGCACAAGGTGACGCATTAGAGTTATTCACAGGTGATACAATAGGTCAGAAGTACACCCAATTGATAAATTTAATAGGTGAAAACTATTTCGATTCAGGGTGGCTAAGATTCGAGACGGTTATAAATGACCCTGTGGCAATCAGCGGCATCACGAATCAGTTAATAAATTTAAGTGTACAAGTATTAGACCATTGCGCCAATTTTTCAATTTTAATTGATAGGATAGAGATAAATCAGATATGTGAAAGGAAGGTTAATGATGATATATTAGTATCAACTAACCCTAAGTTTAATATAACAAAAGTCATCGATAATAAAAAATCTTGGGTGGCGAATATAACACCTGAAGATAGGTACTATAACCTACCACTAAGATTAACGGATTATGACACAAATCATCACAGATTGGTTATTAATACGAAGGAAACCGATTTAAACGTATCGATAGCTAACGGTATTGAAACAGATATATGGTGCTATATTAATGACAACCCTTGCATATTAGAACCATGTACCTCAACTTCAGAGACCATAATAACAAGCGGAACATGCGTTGGCTCTCTAACTGGTGTCACAAACTGGACAGGTGGTACAACTCCACTACCAACTACTATTGATGGAGCTGACCCAAACTTTCCATTTAATTTAAGTGCGATACAAGATGCTGGGGATGGTACAATACCTTCTACTGCTTTCACCACTGAATATAGTGGGTGTTCATTTGTACATAAAATAAATAGAGACT